TGATTCCAAATTGAAAGATTCCTGAAGAGACTTATCAATTTCCATCAAGAAGTAGCGCCCGAACATCTCGCCCATGCTGAAAAACCCATAATCCTTTAGTGAATGCAAACCAGCGTATATAACTCGTTCGGCAAGAGAGCAGTCAAAGAACCCACAAGAGCGGATTCCAAAGTTCCAATAAAAAGTCATGTACTCAAAGCCAAGAGAAACTCCGACCTTCAGCCACTCATTAGATATTAAAAACGGAGCAATGCGCTCAAATACTAGTTTCAAATCGCCCGAAAGATGTACACCATACTTTCCCTGTTGGTTATATAGATCATCAGAATTTTTACAAAATGCCAGAAGATCAATGACAAATTGTTTGTCTGCTGTTCCGAACTGTACTGTACGGCATTTCCTCCAATAGAAGTCTTTTAATGGGGTTGTCTCCAAATCAAATCCAAATTCACGGCTCGCCCGTAACCAAACAACAAGCTCATCAACCTGAGCAAGTGTTGTTACTTTTACAATGTTGGGTGGCGGATTCAAAATCAAAGGTGTACGCTGTGTTTCTTCCATTCATTCCATTTTACCACAGGTTTACATCTTTGTCAAGTTTATTTACTTGACAAACACACGCTTTTATGGTATAATTACTACAAATGGCACAAAAGTTACTAACTTTGTATTTTGACGGCTCCTGCTGGCCAAACCCAGCAGGGACAGCAGCTTACGGTTTTGCTTTATATGAGGGTCCAGCCAAACTGGACGAAGGGCATGGGGTTATCGGAACCGGTCCAGAATTCTCCAACAATTACGCTGAATATATTTCATTGTATCACGGGCTTCTAGCTGTGTCAACTGCTTTGAATGGGGAGCGGGCGCATGTGTCCGTCAAAGGCGACAGCCAGCTTGTAATTAACACAATGCTTGGACGATGGAGAGCCAAGGACGGTCTATATTATCCTGCTTATCTTGATGCAAACAATGAGGTTAGCAGGCTTCAAAAACAAGGTGTTCGATTTTCGTTTATCTGGATTCCCAGAGAAAACAACACCGAGTGCGACGATCTCTCGAAGGTGCATCTTTCCGCCGAATCTGGCATCCAAGACAGGATGAAAAAGCTGTGATACAATCAGTCATGAACGAAATGTACAGAACCGATGTCGCTCGATCTAAAGAGATTGGCGACTACTACCGCGATCTGAGTCTGAATTATCGGCTCTATGACGAATGGAACACTACACCGGTGGGCCGCCGCGACTGGGACAACCCAATGTACTGGCCAACAAACCCACATCCTGAAGCAATGAAATACCTCGAACGATATTTCGATGAAAAAGGCCAACAGGTCAAAGGCGCACTCTTAAATGACGCTCTAGCAACGACTTAAAGATATTTAAAATAATTGATTTAAATTGTTGACAAAGGGAAGTCCTTGTGCTACAATAAGGACTATTGTTATGATTGTTCCAGTTAAGACCGATGATGCTAGGGGATTCAAAATCACCCGTGTGCCAATTGGATTTTCAAACTTCGAGTTATTGAAAAAACAAGGTTTAATTGGTCCAAAAGTCAAAGCTAAGAAGAAACACAAACACAAACATAAACCGAATCGCCGCGTTTTGAAACGATTACCGGGATGTTTGATGCAAATTCCTGTTCATCAGCGCCTGTTATATTTGCAGAACAGGGCTAAAGAAATCATTGAAAAGGTTTCTTTTCATAGACTTGCAACTATGCGTACGTCTTTTGATGAAATGAAAGAACGTGCTTACCCATTTATGTATGGTCTGAAATGCTGGGCATGTATGACCCGCTCCGCAAGGTTACGGCATCATATCCACCAATTACAGTATGGCGGTACGAACAAACGCAACAACATCGTACCTCTTTGCTTTCAGTGTCATGCAAAAATCCATCCTCACTTGGACAAGAGTAGCAGTGAGGGAGTAGCTTCCGAGTACAGCGTCAAGCTCTGAATTAACGGACTCGTTCTTGGTAGAGGGAACAGCAAGTCAAGCTGTCTAGCGCGTTATAAAGCCGCGTGCTTCTGCTGAAGATTCAAATACCAACAGACTATGAGAGCATGTCACCTTCTAGGTGGCCCCTCGAAGTGTGAAAATCCGACTGACGGAACCTATACGAATGCCGGTAACGGTAAAACGGTTTGTTGAATGAATCAGAAAGTCCCGCCCAATTAGAGCGGGAGGGGAATTGCATACAGGTAGGGTCAGCTCACAACTGGTTGATTGCGCTTTGTAATCGACAACTACACTTGAAAAAAACTAATGACACCACTGGGCGTTTAATAAACACCAGACACGGTGCCATTAGGTAAGTTCATGATAATGAAGAACTTACTATAAGTGCTATTGCAATGCACCCGCGTCCTTCAAGGTAGAGACATCTCATCCCTATCCCTAATGGATACTCTAAGCTATTGACTTCATAGCATACACACCTTCCTAAATACTCGGTAGGGTAAGGTTGAAGTGTGACCTGCGGTATAGTTGTGGTAAGTCCTTTACAATCAATCACATATACCACACACCATACAAATCCATATAGAAGGAGATTAAAGTATGAGAATAAAAGACAAGAAACTACCATTACTGGTTCGTCAAATATCTGACGAAGATACCGGCGACTACTTGGGGGAGATGCGCGAGATTAGAGCATTTTTGAAGAAGATCAAGGAAAACCATCCCCTTTGTCCAAAATGCGGGATTAGAAAGGCAGGCATTTTACGGTGGTGCGGGGCTATTACCGAGTGCTCGACATGTAAAAAGATGCGAATTGGACACGAGTCAGCGGACTATATTTGATTTGTTTTCAACAAGTTAGTAACCATTGCAATGCAGATTTTGGTTTGTTGTGATATAATGGTTCTAGATCAAAATTGAAGAGGAGCCTAGTTGACTCGTTTTCCCAAACGAGCCCAAGAAAAGGCAGTCGGCCTCCTCCTAGGGCGTGCGGTTAAGCTCCCGCTTAATACGCTATACACCCTACCGACTGCCTGAAGTCGAATAGGACGCTAGCGCGTCTCTCCTAGGGATTCCTCTACTGTTGCAGGGAGCACAGATACGAATCCCAAAAGTTTTAACAAAGATTATATGATTTCTCTTTCCAATCAGGTCTTCCCGAAATTCACCTTTACTGCGTCCGCACAGACCCAAGGGCCGCTTGACCTGTCCCCGAATCAGGCTGGTTATAATGGGGCGTACAACTGCGGTAATCTTACAGTGATCGGGACCGGTTTGAGCACAGTTAGTTTTCAAGTCTTGGGCAGTTCGGACGGCGGTCAAACGTACAACGTTCTTTTGGTTTATCCTGTAAACTCGTTGAGTACTTCCAATACGACTACAACTGCTACTGGAAATGGGTTATATCGGGTAAATCTTGCTGGGATTACAACACTGAAGATTACAACCTCTGGTACATTTACCGCAACAAGCGTTACGATTCAGTTAACAGCGTCTCCAAACGCTAGTGATAGTTAAGGACGGCAATGGTTCAATTTTCCAATTTTGTTTTCCCCGCGTCTGTATTTACTGCTACCGGTCAGACTAGTACTACAATCGATCTTTCCCCCAATCAGGCAGGCGCAAATGGTGCCTATAGTGCTGGGGCATTGTCCGTTGTTGGTACGGGTCTTACGACTGCGACTTTTCAGGTTTTAGGCAGTTCGGATGGTGGGCAGAATTTCTTTGCGCTGAATGTCGCTCCTGCGACTTCACCGACTTCTACATCGACCATGACTACGGTTACCGGAAACGGATTGTACTACGTCGATCTTGCTGCCATTACACATATTCAGATTGCCACAAGCGGTACGTTTACTGCCACAAGTTTGAGCATTCAGCTTACCGGTTCTCCGAACGGCAGCGTTGTTGAAAACAGCGGTGGGGGCGGCGGTGGCGTCACTTCGTTTAATGGCCGTACTGGTGCTGTTGTCCCGGCTGCTAATGACTATTCGTTTAGTCTTTTAAGTGGTAACCTTGGCACGGGTCAAGGGCCTACCTCTCTGACCGGCATTGTTTATGATACTGCGGGCACCTTGTCTGTGACTACGGCAGGGCAGCTTGAAAGTGGTTTTGGAACGCAGACCGCGAATACTGTGCTGTCCGGTCCTGCCTCTGGTAGTGCGGCTACACCAACGTTTCGTGCGCTCGTGTCAGCCGATTTACCGTCAGGTACTGGCACCGTAACAAGTTTTTCGGCAGGCAATTTATCGCCGTTGTTTACGTCTAGTGTGGCAACTTCCACTACGACCCCGGCGCTAACGTTTACACTCGACAATGCAGCACAGAACAGCGTATTGGCTGGACCGGCTACAGGCGGAGCAGGAGTACCGTCATTTCAGCTCGCTCCTACAATTAGCGCTGCTAATATGACGAATTTTCCGTCATCAGCTACTACATACCCCGGTGCGGGTGTGGCCAACTCTACAGGAACTGCTTGGGGGACTAGCTATGCCGTAGGTACGTCTGCAAACGATCTCGTACAATTGAACGGCTCCGCAGCGTTGCCAGCGGTTAGTGGTGCAAACCTGACCGGCCTGACCCTTACCCAGATTGGACCGGGGGCTACCGGAAGCGGAACGTACGACTTTAGCGGCAGCACGATCCTAAAAGCCACGGTTGCGGCTAGTTTCGTTACTACGGTTTCAGGCCAAATCGGTCACGATTCCACGGCGCACAACTGGCACGTGTGGGCGAACGGAGTGGATAACTTTGTCGCCATATTTCCGTCTGGAACGCCGCCCACCAGCGGCCATGTAGCAGGGTTTTTGTCAACCGGTGGCGCGTGGACACTTGAAGACCTTGGTGCGCCCGGTGTAACGACTAATGCCCTGACGCTGAGCAATAGCAACTCTGGGGCCGCATCCGGTACGACTTACAACGGCTCCGCTGCTGTGACTGCGAGTGCCAACACATTTGGTGCAGGATCGCTGGCCAATGCGAATACTTGGTCGGCACTGAATACTTTCAGCAACAGCCCCGGTACGGCGTCGGGAGCCTATGGCACGCTGTTCAGCGGCACGCCGGAAACGTCTTCGCTCTATAATCCGGTGGTCTACATTTACAGTACAGGGACGAATCCATCGTTTAATCCGGCGGGAACTATACTAGCTATTAATTCACCCGTTGGAATGTCTGGTTATTTATTGGCATTATATGCAAATGGAACGCTAGCGGGGTCAGTTGCCACCAGTGGGGCAGCCTTTTTCTCTTCTGCCAGTATCGGAGCAACTGCGCAATTCGCGTTCGGAAGCAGGGCTAACTTTAGTTCTCCATCAACGGGCTTGATCGATGTGGGAACTGGTACGACTGCTGGCATCGGCGGCTCGCTGGCGATGACCAACGTCAACCTCGGCGCATCCGGCACTCTGGGCACCGCCGTCTTCGGGAACGCCACTTCCGGTACGGTTACGCTGGAAGCGGTGACTGGGGCCTTGGGTACAGTAACTGCTATCCTTCCGGCTAACAGTGGGACAATTGCGGAATTAAATTTGGCCCAAACGTGGACTGCTGCGCAAACGATATCCGGCAGTAGCGGTACACTTCTGGACATTACGACTTCATCGACTGCAACCACGTATACATTGGTAACAATGCTGTCACCTAATCTTGGGGCAGGAAATACTGTCGGATGGTTGCTGGGGGTAAATAACAGTGTTGCGAACGATGGGGTTAACTTCAATTTTACAACAGGCATCGGTCCATCTCTCAATCTGTGGACGATTGGGTTCTATGGCGGAGCCCTGAATGTAACAGGCTACACAAGTGGTGGTGTGGCCTTCGGGAACCTCCCAGCCGATCCGGGCTTGAACAACATTCAGGTAGACGGTTTCGTTAAGGTAGGCGTCTCGGGCACCGCTATGGGCGGAGTCATTTTCAATAACGCCACTTCCGGCACGATTACGCTGGAATCCGTAACCGGAGCACTAGGGACTGTAACCGCTCAGTTACCGGCTAACAGTGGTATTATTGCTGAACTTAACTTGGCTCAGACGTGGACTGCTGCGCAGACATTTAGTACGTCCATCTCGTCGCCCATCATGCTGAACACTGCCACTCAAACTTCAGTAGCAGGTTCTACTTCAGGCACGGCGGTATTCTCTGAGCCACAACAGGGAAGTTCGTGGAAGAGAATAGAAATTGTACTAACCGCTCTTACAGGAACAGCATCGTATACGTTTCCGGTAGCATTTGTGAAAACTCCTGATTCTTTTGTAGGATTTACCGCAACCGGAGCTACAGCAAGTTCAATTTCTACTACGGCTGTCACAATCACCAGCGCGGCATCGGGCGCGAGCGCAAGCAGTGGTACTATTATGCTTGAAGGGTACTAACGGGAGGAGAAACAATGGAACTGGAAAACGCACAGTTGAAACTTCAGGTTGCACAGTTGAAGCTTCAACTTATTCAATCGCAAAATGCAGTGCTGAGTCTGCAACATGCAACTGTACAGGCCGAGTTGACAACCGCGCAGGACGCGGTGAACAAACTAACACCAACCACGGAGTAATTCTTATGATTTTACTGACAACTTCATACTCTGTTACTGGCCCTACTGGGTTGAATTTAGCTAGTTCTTGGGGTGCAGGGGATTTGTAATTTTTATAGCGTGGCCGTACCTTCGCGTACTTAATTTCTCATATAAAGAAGAAGCCACTATGGGCCGAAGAGGCCCAATTTTAAAAGAGGCAGGGCTACACGATCCTGCCTTTTTGTTTTGCTGATAAGAGGGCATCATGTATGGAAAAGTCAAAATCAGCAAATCACAGTTAGACCGTTTTAGGAAACTATCGCGTAAATACGCTCCCTTTGAGATTCAAGCCTACCTCATTGGTGAAATTTCTTCCCTCAACATGATAACCGTTGATCGTTTTGCGTACACTAGTGTGTATAGGATACAGACTATCAACGAAGTACAATGGGGCACAGAAGAATTCAACAAGTTAAAACAGAAAGTAGAATCCGATGGTCTAAAGATAGTCGGTGACATTCACTCACATCCCGAAGCAGACGCTGTGATGTCGAAAACCGACTACATAGGGGCGGTGACCGAAAATCTCGCTCTTTGCGGTATTTGTTCAATCCATGATAAACGTACAAAGGTCAGGTTTTGGACACCCACTTCTGCGCTTCCCTGTGAAATAGTTTACAAGTAAGCTGGAGGGCTTATGCCGAAACCAATGCAGACGGTCATGGCCGATTTGAATAAGCTGACCAAAGATACACGGCTATATCCACGAGGACGATTCCTCGCCACACTGTTGAAGATAGCACTCAACCCCAAGATGGATAAGCGTGCGCGTGACCTAGCCGAAGCAATTATTGTGCACACATTTATTCGCAAAGGCGGAATCGATATATCCGAGGATTTGCAGCTTAGTTTGGCTGAAAAAGCCCCACGCACTGTTATTGAAACAGAAGCAGCTAGTAGTATAAAAGGTTTATTGGACCGCATGATCTCTGGAGAGGGAGAAAGAAATGCAACCATTTAAAGTTATGCTTGCAGATGCAGAAAACTTTTCTAAAGTATGGAAATATAACGGCATTTCTCTTCCAATTTCATCGGAATATTGTCAATTTGCTACGGACTACGCCAATGTCGTTTTGTCTAATTTTATTGCAATGTGTCAAGAGCAGGCACGCGCAGCGGCCAACGTCGCTCAGAATAACAGAAGTCTAAACAGTTGATTGTGGAGGGGTCTAATGAATCGTCCTGCATCTCGGAACGACTGGATGGCGAAGACACCCAGCAGACCCGAAAATTCGTGTTCGGCGCGGTAAGAAATGCGGTTCCTACGCTCCTCACGCAAGAACGAGGATGCAGTTGGCACGGGATGCAGGATTCTTCGACCTTTTTGTTCCTCGGTAGCTCAACTGGAAGAGTACCGCCCTGTTAAGGCGAGGGATACAGGTCCGAATCCTGTCTGAGGAGCCATTTTGAAGGGGAGCATGTGGAACAGATCATTGACAGGGTATTTTCTGGTGGTGACAAAGACTACGAGAAAGTAAAAGACCGCGAAGATTTTAGTATTATCCGTTGCGCGAAATACGGACCGGGCGGCCACAAGGATATTCTAAAATATACCTCAAGAGCGGCACCACCGGGAAAAGACAGGTATTGGGTTAGGGAAGGGGATCACCTTCTAGCTTTGAATATGATTGACAGCGACGATCCCAGTCACTTTCCGCCTGAAATGATCCGTGCAGGGTTAGACTTTGCAAAAGAAGAATATGATAAAGGCAGGCAGGTTGGATTTTTTTGCAATCAAGGGGAATCCAGAGGTCCTTCGATGGCACTGATGTTCCTTCGGTCTATAGGGGAACTTCCACATCCTTTTCTGCAATCGGTTAAGGTATTCAATACCCTTTATCCCAAATATGAACCAAATGCGGGTATAAAGCAGTTTTGCCGCAGCCACTGGGCAGAGTATAACGATATCGAGTTGAGAGGTAACGAAAATGCCAGTACGACAACCCCTTGAGCCCGGAGTTAGTAATACAATTGCACCAGCTAGAGGCGGTCCAGTTGCTGATCCTGTGAGACCTAATCCGGCACCACGGCCAGTAGGTCTTGGTGGTATGGGTATGCGACCCATGCCTGTGTTTCACGATGGAATCGATAATGTCCCCAGCACTGGTCCAGCAATGTTGGAAAAAGGTGAAAAAGTTCTTGACAAACATGAAGCTGCGCAAGTGCGCAAAGGAAAAGGAATGGCAAACAAATCAATGGAAAGCGCAGCCGCAGCGCTGAGCGGTGGAAAGAAAGAAGAGAAGCCGAAGAAAGAGATTAAGCATATTGAGACCAAGAAAGCCCACAACGGTGGTTTCATTCACAAGCACGTTCATACGGCACCTGAACATCACCCTGATGAAGAACATATCAGCAAGGACCAAGATGAAATGGCAAATCACATGCTTCAGCACATGGGTTCACCGAATCCGGGCGAAGCTGACGCTGATGCCGGGCAGAGCGGTATTCCGGCTCAAGCTGGAGCTTCTGCGGCTCCTCCTGCGGCTGCACCACCGGCTGCACCGATGGCAGGCGCACCGGCAGGGATGTAAAGACAATGGCTGACGATTCACTGGTAGATACATTACAAAAAATTCGTGATGTTCCTGGTAAGATTGTTGATTATGCCAAGAATGTTCTTGGCGGATCGTCAACTTCAAACGGGGATAACGAAGCGTCTGGTAAGTATATGGATGCGGCTTCAAAATATTATGTAGACAAAGCAGCAAAGGATTCTCCACCAGCTAAGACGCCCCCAAAGCCGCCACCCGCAGTGGCAGCCAAACCCAATAGTATGAAGCATGGCGGTACTGTCGAAAAGACTGGACTTGCTTTGGTTCATAAAGGAGAAGAAGTAGTGCCTGCCGAAAAGAACCCTGTAAGTATCCATCGAGCGCTGCATCATTTGAACAAAGGTGGTTTGCACAAAGCTCTTGGTGTCAACCCCAGCAGCGAAATCCCTGCCGACAAACTTGCAGCAGCGAAAGGCAGCCCGAACGGACATGTGGCGACGATGGCACATTTGCACGGCGCACTTGGTTCGACTCCCGCTGCGACTCCCGCTGCGACTCCCGCTGCGACTCCCGCTGCGACTCCCGCTGCGACTCCCGCTGCGACTCCCGCTGCGACTCCCGCTGCGGCTCCCGCTGCTAAAGAGGCAATTCCTACCGGTGGTACCGGAGCAGCGTCTAATTCACCAACTTCTGCCACGAAAAATAGCGGCGCAGCAACTGGAGGTGCGGTAACAATCACCATGAGCCCCAGCAGCACATCTACTTCCACAGGGTCATCCGGCCCCGGATCGTCATCCGGCACAGGATCAGGCAAGGGTGCTGGCGAGAAAGGTGGTAAAGAAGCCGAGAAACATCAGCACGTGCATATCAAGGTAGATGCAAGAGGAGTGAGCGGACATGCCAATGGAACATAAAGATACAGTCAAACTTTCGCACCATAGGGTTGTGATGCACTTGGCAAAAGGCGGTTTACACCGCGCCCTCCATGTCCCTGAGGGCACGGATATTCCTGAAGATAAGATTAAATCGGCTATGAACTCTGATAATGAGCACATTAGAAAAATGGCCTCTCTCGCCCACACGATGGCTGGTTGGCACAAGAAGTAACACGGTTGATCGGGGAGGATCATGCGTTTAGAAAATTTAGCAGTCCTGTATAACAGGCATAGGCATGATCTAAACTACCATTTCAAAGACCTAACCGACACAGATTTTGATATCTCGGCTGAGCGGAGTTTTGCTAAGCTGCCAGACAATCATAAATTGTTGGTACGTGATTCATTTGCAAAGGAATTCGGAGCATCGTCGTACGATGCTGTCCTTGCTGATGACAAGGCTAACTTCGACAAGGTATTGCAACGCTATAGGTTTTTGTCGCAGACTAATCTGTTTTTTCTTTGTCATCTGTTGGAAAAATACAACCAGACTACGTACTTCACTCATGAGGAAATATGCAACGCGCACTTCATTCAAAAGTCGCCACTGTTTCCTACATTCGAGCACTTTGCTAATCAGTACACGGATTTGAAAGAAAGTCTATTGCTGGTGCCAAGAGGCGGTTTCAAAAGTTCTATCGACATGGCTGATTGTGTGCAATGGATAGTTTGCTATCCAGCAATTACCATTGCTATCCTAACAGGAACCCTGTCATTAGCGAAAGACTTTGTTGGCGAAATCAAATATAATTTTACTTTGGAAGAGTCCTCTATGGTTGACTCCAAAGGGAAAATGGTATATGTTCCGCGTAAACTGTCTGACCGTGAGACTGGTGAGTGGAGCAACAGTTTGTTTCAGATACTGTTTGCCGAACATTGCATTAAACCCACTAAGGTCGAAGAAGGAACGCAGATCGAATTTCAGACTCCTGCGGGCGGAGACGAGAAAGAGCCTACTATCAGAGCGGTATCGATTGAACAGGCTTTATCGGGTACTCACTTTTGCGTCATGAAACTTGATGACGTGGTGACCAACGAGAATAGTCAAACACTTGATCGCATCTTAAAAATTAACAAGCAAATATCCATCAACAAGGCCATGCTTCATCCGTACGGGATTTTTGATGTCATTGGCACTTGGTATGACGAGACAGATTACTACGGCTTGACTATCAAACATGAAGAGAAGGTCGCTATTGAAGAGGGCTTGCTTGAGAATATTCGCGGCTCGGTCGATAGCGGGCGCTTCAACAGTCATGTTGCATGGAGGGTTTACCTGCGTGCTGCATGGTGGCCGACCGAAGAAGCTGAGAAAGCCGGAAAGATCGAAGAGGAGATGAAACGTGAGGATTGGGTACTCTGGTTCCCAGAGCGACTCACTTACACGTTTCTAAAGAAAGAAAAACGCGATGAAAAGTCTGAGGGTGGCTTCGAAATAAAATACCTTAACAATCCAAGAAAGATTAATAAGGTCAAATTTCCCCGTGAACTTCTTGTTCGACGCACCATACCTCATACGCAATTTCCACAACAGAGAGGTTTTATTGTAACTACAGTAGATGCGGCCTATTCTACAAAGAATTGGGCGGACTACACGGTTATCATCACAGCGCTCATCTTTGGTGGACGCTTCTACATTTTGAACATGCGTCGGGGCCGTTTCAGCGAATACGAACTTCCGCAGGTGATTGCTTCGGTGGGTTATAAATGGAAACCGAAGCGCATTGCTATCGAAGATTCTGTTGGCGTCAAATGGCTACAGCCTGAAATACGGCGCGAAATGGCTAAGTTAAGAATCAGCATTCCTTTGGAATTTTGCTCACTTGGTCTTGGAACCAAGAGGCGATCCAAACTAATGAAGGCCAAGCCGGTTGCGAGACTGCTTGGTGACGAGCGGCTACTTTTCCTCAATTCCTGCGAAGGGCTTGAAGAGATTTACAATGAGCTTGAAAAGTTCACCGGCACCGATGGCGATGCGCACGACGATATCGTGTCGGCAATCTCACTGTTGGTGGATCAGTTCATTGGATATGCCGACATGGATTCTAAGATCAACACTATAGACATGGATTATGTGTCCGATCAGAAATCAAAGGCGCAGCACGATTTGGTTTATTGCCTCGGAAAGTATGCACGGTTGAATGAGAACGGTAACTCAATTGACGACAATCCAGTGTCAACTTTTGAACGGGAGCAGTCTGGTTCTGTAGTCATGAGTAATGAACCGTACTTTGACCCGCTGGGAGATTTGAACTGATGGAAAAGATGAGACATAAAGCACGCCTGTCTTGGCAAAGGCGAAAAATGGAGGCACAAAATGCCACAAATTCCTGCTGACAGTGGGAACGCAAATCGTGACCTTCAGGTTACGGACTACAAAAAAGATGGGGAACTTAAAAGTAAAGGTGCAGAACTGGCGTTGGTAGTAGGATCGGCCTCACAAGCCGAGAACTTTATATCAAATCGTCAGTACTCGCTCCTTTGGAGGGACTCGGATTTATTGTTTCAGAGCCCGCGCCCTTAACATACAGGGGGCTATTAATAGCTTAATTAGTTATTGGTAGAAAATCTTTTCTAATTGACTTGAACGCTGAAATGCCAACAAGGGCGAAGCCGAAAGGCACGCTGAGAGACTAAACGAAAAGACACCGAAAGGTGATGCGATAGTCCGCTCTTATAGGAATTAAAACTATAAGAGGTAAGCAGAAATGACTTACCACTGAGTAATCAGTTAACAAATTTGGATGTCGGTATTTGAAAACACGTACATACTTGAGCCTTAACGTCTTTATAATAACATAGACATGGGGCCTACTTATAGAGATATAAGATAGAAAACTTTCTTTAATTGACTTGAACGCTGAAATGCCAACAAGGCGGAAGCATGCTGAAAAGCTGGGCACCGTGAGAGACTAAACAAGAGAGCATCCTGCGAGGGATGGTGCGATAGTCCGTTCTAACGGGAATAATAACCGTTAGAGGTAAGCAGAAATGACTTATCACTGAGAAATCAGTTAACAAACAAAGAATGTCCAAAGATTTACCGTCGCTAAAGTAGTCAACGCAGTAGTTCCTCAGTTGTATAAGGGATTGTTCTATGAAGACCCGCCAATGGTCCTTCGTCCAAGGCCGGGTACAAGCCAGAACGTAACCGATGCTAAGACAGCACTGTTTGCAACACTGCTGGAGCAATGCGATTTCAAGACCGAAACCAAATGGGGCCTAGAACAGATGGCCCATCAAGGTACAGGCATCTGGAAATGGGGCATCACATACAAAAAGATTATTACTCGTAAGCGTGTTGCTTCTGTCGATAAGATGATTAGCGGCACTCCGGGTAATACAGAACAGGTTAACATTCCGAAGGATACACCTCCGGTTATTACCACTGATATTAGATTCGTTCCTAGACCTTTCTTCGAGGCGCGTGAGCTTAGTAGAGTCCTTGTCGATCCACACACAGAGCAAGGTGACATTCAACGTGCAAAATATGCCATCGATGTTCGCTACATGGACTATTACGGACTGAACGAACTGAGACAGTCCATTGATAGCCTACCTGAAGGCCATTTGGATAAGAAAGGATGGAACATACCTGCTGAAGCTGAGTTGAGAAGTTGGTGGATGCCCCCTACAGACGCAGGCATGCCGCAGCAGCTAGTTTCGGATTCTGCCGCATTCATTAAAGGCGTTGTGCATCACGCACAGGAGCCGAATACACAGAATTCACCGGATTTACTATTCCGTAAGTTTGAAGTGTTGGAGTATTGGGATAAGAATAGAAAGATTCTGGTCATAGATCGTAAAAAAGTCATCTATGCGGGGGATAACCCATTCGGGCAGTTGCCTTTCTTTTCGGCTAATTGGTGGAATCGTCCAAGGGCTTTTTATGGTATGGGTCTCGGCCTCATTGTCGGACAGAACCAGCGTGTAGATCAAGGTGCTATTAACAGCATATTGAAGATTCTATCCTTTGGGGTGAATCCGATCTACTTACGTAAACGTGATTCAAACTCACCGACGCAGATGATTCGCACTGGGTTGGGGCGTATTCTCACCGTTGACGGCGAAGTAAACGACGCCTACGGATTGCTGGCAACTCCTAAAGTTCCCAGCGATGTCTGGTCTGCTTTGGCTGAATCTGAGAAAGCGACTGAATCCAGTTCGGGTGCCGATCAAACTCTTGTACAGGGGTCTTCGGCAGGGCCGAGATCGGGTATGGGACGTACAGCGGCGGGCGCTAATAATATGGCGAACGCCAGCGCGACACGTCTTGACGGTCCTTTGGATAACTTTATCGAACAGGTATTCAAACCGTTTCTTTACGTTCTCGATATGCTTGTATTTACTTACTTCTCCGATGCCGAGATATTCAAAATCCTTGGCGAAGAGATGGGTAAAGATTTTGAAGTCAGTCTTCAGGAGTTTCACGACGCACGTATAGAATTTGAAACGCTTGCGGGTGCAAGTCTTGCTGCAAAGCGCACAATGGCGCAGTCCATGACCATCATCGAGCAGGTTTTTACGAATGCAGCGATCATGGAGAATCTGGCCGACATCAACGAAGAGTATATCGACATAAAACAGATTCTGAAGATGTGGCTCCAGTCTACTGAGTGGAAAGACTTCAACGATCTGATTAAACCGTTAACAGCACAGATGAAACAGAAACGTGCGGCTCAGCAGCAGCAGGCTCAGCAGCAGAATAAAACACAAAGTCAGATGCAACTGAATCAGCAGAAAGGAGCAATCCAAGCTAACTTGGATAACTCAAACGCCGATAGGCGGTTCCAAAAGGACATCGTTCTCAGTGCTTTGAAAGGCAGCGGTGAGTCGGAAGCCGATACAGGGCAACCGAGTGGCACCGGCTTAGAAAGCTCTGAGACATTTGGACAGTAAGTAGTGGATGCTCATATAGGGTCAGTTAACCGCTGACCCCGCTCCTTGGGAGGGGAAGCGAATGTTTATAAATATAAGGTTATTTTTTGAATGGTTAAAGGGTCACTTTTTTGAAAGTTACATTAATTTCAAAAGACAGCCCGAAGCCAAAATTCAAGTTGCACATGGTTGCGGTCAAGGTGGTATGTACGCTATGCTTGAGCATAGCTTACAAAATGGTGATATATGGGTTCGTTGTCTGC